AGCGAGGCTAGAACCTGCCATTGCAATGTTAATGCTGTTAAGACCAGGAAGGATCTGCCATAGGTCCCGCGTACCAGACAGGACGAGGTTATCCCACATGTTAGCCGAGCTTGTGATGTCGACGACGCTCTGCTGGCCCGGCTTCGTGACGACTTGAACTATATGTCCGGACGGAACCGGAGTGTTAAGCGACCAGGTACGCCCTGTTGTTAGGTTCTTCATCGTCGGCGTACCGGGGCCAGTCATCGTCCAGGTCGGGTACGACGCCGCGCCGCTGCTGTTGAAGATGGTAGTAGCGCCAATGATGTAGTTACTCGATAGCCGTACCGGGAGCAATGGCAGGATACCGGGCGAGTTAGGGACAACATATAGCAGCTGGTTCGACTGCTGGTCGTACCACGCGGGGTCGGGCGTATCGAGAGTCAGGCTATACAGGGTGTTATGTACGCCTACCTCGGGTGTGTTAAGCCCAGACGTGGTATAGACAGCTACTTGGCGCTTGGTTCCGTCTGGCCGTTGCACGACGATATACCCTGGGGCCGGTAGCTCGTTCCGCCGCGTATAGAAGGCCCGGACAACTTTGTCAAGCAGCGTATAGTAGTCATTCTCGTCTCCGTCGAGTGGATGAGCGACGAGTACCGCGACAGTGATAGAGCCCGGCTGCGGAATGTAGTAGTTCGGGTAAGCCGAGCCGTCGAGCAGCGGCACTGTCTGCATCGCTACCGGAAGGCCCTCGATGCCGGTGATACCGGAGCATACGAATCCATCGCGTACAGATATGTCAGAGAGGTTCCATTCTGTACCGTCCGGGTCGACGTAGCTGATCTGTAGCGGAGTAGTTGTCATTACCGCCTCCTGCCCTGACGGTTAAGATTCCCCTGCGTCATAGACATAGCCTGGTACGCGGTCCGGACATGCGACTCGATAGCCGCTCCGGTTAGGCTATCGAAGTGAGCGATGTACGTTGGCCCGCTACTACTGTGTCCTCCATGAATCGCCGCCGCGCGGAGCTGATCTTCTGTCACTACTAGTTCGTGCTGTCCAGAAGTGTTCCAGCCAAACGTGCCTGTTGGCCACCAACCGCCATCGTCATATCCGTGTCCGGAGCCCATGCCCATACCTCCGCGCATAAGGCTGGGTCCGTAGACATGCTTCGCGTAATTGATGGCTGCTGCGATGTTAGCGAGCGGGTCATAGATGTTGCTGCTTGTACCGGGGATATGATAAGCTGCGAACGTCGACCCAATAGTCTGCATCAGCCCTCGGCTCGGGTCGCCGCGCTGGGCGTTTATATCCCAAAGGTTAATAGCATTCGGATTTCCGCCTGATTCCGTACGCATCTGGAATGCTACTTGAGCCGCGAGGCTATCAGGCAGATTGTTGAGCATGAGGGCTACTTTGATAGTAGGCAGCCAGCGCTCGACTCCAGCCCCTGCTGGACCGCCTCTGAACAGATTGGCGGCGAACCCGCCTATCTTTCCTGCAACACCTGCTAGCGCGCGGATAGCCTTAGCCGGTAGCTTGCCGATATTGATGAACGACTTCTCGATGAGATGAGCAAGAGCTTCCGGCCATCCACCGAATATACTGCCCACAAACTTGCCGAGGTCCTTAGCGGACGTCAGCATACCCTTGATAAGGCCGGTAATTAGGCTAGCGCCAAGAGGCACCATAACGCTCGCAGGCGAATGAATCCCGAAGAAATGCTTTACAGCATTAATCAGCGGATCTACGACGTTATTCTTTATCCAGTTACTAATACCAGACATAGTGTTCTTAATACCGTTAAACAAGCCCTGGATAACAAATTCCCCAGCGTGAATAAGCCAGTTCGACGCACTCTTGAAGAAATTTATAATGTCATTCTTCAGCGAGCCGAAAATACTCATAAGCCGATGCCATGCATTGATAGCTCTGTTTGCTACACCGGACCAGAGAGAATCCCAGATGCTAGCGACAGCATGCCTAGTTACATCAAAAGCGTTAGCGATCCAATGAAGCATCGCGGATATTAGAGCCTGTAGACGCCTTTGTCCATTAATGGCCAGGCCAATCGTATCAGACCAGAACAAATCCCATTGAGCCGCTACTCCATGACGAAAAATATCGAAGTAATGAGCTAGATTATGAAGCATATTCGAGATAAGTTCTTGAAGTCTTCTTTGCCCATTTATCGCCCGGCCAATCGTATCGCTCCAGAATAGATCCCATTGGGCCGCGACCCCGTGACGGATCAAGTCAAACTCGTGCGCGATACCATGTCTCAGCTCTCCGAAATGTGAGATGACATACATGACCATCCGCGCGACATTTGCGGCAATCGGCCCCAAAGCCTGTGCAACGGTTCGCTTAATAGAGTCCCAGATTGCATTCCAATGCGTTTCAATCCAAGCGGCAAAATCAGCGAGAAATGCTATGCCATTGAGCACAGCTATCCCGACTTGGAAAAAGAAGTTCAAGAAATCGGCAAATGCCTTCGGATTCTTCGATACAGCCTTTGCAATTCTTTCGATGGCATCCGCAAATGAATTAACGATCCCTGGGATATCTGGCGTAAAGGCCGTCATAACATCAGTAAATGCCTTGGCTATAGCCTGAATCGAAGATGCCACTTGAGGTGATGCGAGGGACTTTATGAAGACATCACTAAATAGCTTAAACGGCCCTGATATCGTCTTGACGGCCGTAGCGAATACTGGCGTCATCTTGTCCATAACGCTTTGAACCGTACCCGCGATACTCAGCATGACCGGAACGAACGACGCGCCGATCTGCGCTAGACTTTGCCGAGCATTAATGGCTATGTTCTCGAATGCATTCCTGACTTGGAGTTGGCTCCCTGTTAGCTGACTTTGCCTAGCTTGCTGATATTTGTTCTGCGCTGTCGCCGCCGTAGCTTGCTGCGTAGCGAGCGTACCCTCAGCGGTTGTCAGCTGAATAGCCGTCGCCTTACCTGATTGTCGTAGCGCATTAAGCTTCGCCTGTGACGCGGCGACTCTATCTTGAGCTGCTATCGCCTTTCCATGAAGCGCGTCAACTTGCTGAGCGCCCAGCTGACCAGGCAAGCCTAGCGCTCCACCGATACCTAGCGCGGCGAGTCCGCCGCCGAGAACCGCAGGAACAACTCCGGCGAGTATCTGTCCTATAAACGGGAGCGCTACCGCGCCCGCGATAGCAGCTGGTATACCGACAGTTGCGGGGACGGCCCCGACAGATCCGGACGTACCGCCAGGTAGCGCCCTGATAAGAGAGCCAATACCGCCGATAACTCCGCCACCGCCCTGGTCACCCCCGCCACCGCCGCTACGCCCAGAGCTACCGCCTCCTCCTGTCGTCCGGACGCGCTCAGTAACAGTTCCACCAAGCCGGTCAATAGCCGCGCGGGCCGCCAGCGTATCCGCGTCTACCTGGACAGTAACCTTCGGCTTCCACCCTTCCAAAGCTAGTTCAAAACCGCGCCGGAAGGCGCGGCCGTAGCTCAGGCCGAGATCGTATCCGGCCTTGCGCGCGACAACCTGAGCCTTTGCCGTAGATTCCGAGATGATCCGGCCGATGTCTAGGCCCTCCATGATACCGCGTGACATCTCGCGGCCCATCTCCTGGCCGATGCGGTTAGCGGCCGGTACTAGCTCGACACGCATACGGTCGTTGAACCCGCGTAGGTCGGGAACGACGCCGACGCTAACCGAGCCTACAAATATTTCACCGGCCACGACCATGCACCCTATCTAGTAGAGCTTGCGCGTCTTTCGCCGACATACCGCGCAGGCGCGGGTCTATCTGCTGCGCTTCAGCCAGGGACATGACCTTCCCAGTACGGGTTAGGCCGGGTCGCCGGATAGGCGTTGGCCTAGCTACGCTCTGATCAGAGTGAGCTTGGACGAAAGCCCAGTTACCGAACCTGACTTCATCGATCAGCGCCGCGAGCAATGTTTCTACGGTGCTCCACTTTCCCTGGGCAGGGTCAGATGACGCACCTTGCTTTGCCAGCTCACTATCCGGCATGGAGTTACGTATCGCGGTATTCAAGGCGCTCTCCGACGGAAGATGGTGAAGCAGTACGAGCAACCTACGCCACGTCAACGCGGTTCCTTTCAGGAACAGGTCTCCGTACCTGATTCCATAGTACCGTTGTAGGTCTGCTTCTATCTCCGTTGGGTACTGCGACGTGATCCAGAGCGCCTCTGCGATTTTCCCATGCTCATACGAGCCTGTCGGCCACACTCCCTGAACACGGCCTCGATCTGGTAGTTCCTCAGGTCCGCGCCACTCCAGACCGCGTACTCGTCGTTGTCTTCGATGACTTCCCGCGCCCAGGTGTCCCAGTCACCGCCCGACGCCGCTCGCATCGCGGTACTCGACCAGTCGCCAGCGTGAAGGATGTGGATGACGTTACCATCCAGCTTCACGGTTGACGGCTTGCCGAGCCCTTCGCGGCGTAGCTGCTCGTCCTGTGCATCGAGATCAAGGTCAACTTCCTCTTCCGGCTCGTCATGCTCATCGACCGGGCCGATGTCATGTACACTCATCACTGACCCCTATCAGGCGAAGTAGCTCGACACGTCCTTGCCGTACCCGACGACTCGCACGGCGACGCCAGTGCTGGTGTCGTCGATGACGCCGGGGTACAGCGTGAACGTAAGGTCAGTCGTCGTGATGTCACCCTGCTGAGACTGCCGGTTCCCTCGGGCGGTCACCTTGGCGAACGGAGCGTAGAGGCGTTCCTGCTTGTCCCCGTCGATGCTGTCGAAGACCAGGCCGTAGCGGTTGTCATCCGGAGGGTCCGGAATGATGTACCGCGCGGCGTTCGCCGGTAGGCCGACCGGAGGTGTCGTCGGCGGCTTGAGCGGGCTCGATGCGGTCGGGAAGAGGGGCACATCGTCGTAGAGCGCGAGGACGTTCGGGTTCATGCCCTCCAGGAAGGTCGCCTGGACGGTCTTGGAGCCGCCGGTGAGGATGGAGCGGACCGGCGTCAGTACGCCCGCCGCTGGGATGTCCTTGATGGTCTCGTCGAGCTTGAAGATATAGCCGGATACGTCCACCCAGCCAAGGCACTGGAATGAGGCCGCAGTCAGGGTAGTCGGGTCCTCGAAGCCCTGCGGCGAGGCGACATTGGGCAACCCCGCCCAGACGACGACATCGCCGGCCGCGTAGAGCAGGTCATTGTCCTTGTACGGTCCGGTAGCGGGTGGAACAAGCCCGAACGGCTGGACGCCGACGGGGACTACATGCCTGGTGTCGGTCTTCTGCTTGGTCTCTGAATCTGGCACTTCTTCTCCTATGGATGAATGCGTACGAGGTACGCCGCGTTATACCGCACGAGCTTAGAATTTGCCTCCGGTATGTTCTTGGGTCCGCTGACTACGTTGACGTGCTGAATAACTCCATTCATGACTTTGGCGCTCATCATCGACTGCATGTCAGCCTGAATCCTGAGCGCGGCGTCGGAAACGTCCTTCTGCGAAGAACCCTTATCAGTCTGTCCCCAGACATCGATGTCAACGATAGGATGATCAACATGTATGTGCCGCCCGACCGTCCCGCTCACGCGCCGTATCCGCGCGGTAATCTTTGACAGGTCACCGGCCGGCATAACAGTGACAAAGCGGATGTCCGGCTCCATCTGCGCCAAGACGTACAACAGCGATAGCTCTACGTCCGGCATAGGCGGGAGAACAACAGGAATACTCATATCCACCTCACCTCTTGTGCTGCTCGCAGCATAGTGTGGTAAGGTTCCCGGCCCCGGTGACCGAACTCAACTTCAATCGCTTCCGGCGCATCATTGTACACTATGGCCTCGGCGCGGTCGTTCGTCGCCCCACCATGACGGTGCGACCGTATATGAAAGCTCGCCTTGTATCGCCCCGCGTGCTCGTCCTCGCGGGGGTCGCCTACCGGCGCGATGACAATGGCGTGGTCCCTAATCCGGCTGGCCACATCTTCCACGAGACGGATCATACCCATTGAGTTCAGGAACTGCTCCATGCCGCGATGGTCGGGATTATAGCTCATGCCGACGCCCCCTCGACCAGTACGCAGTTAACCCTGATCGGAGCCGTATGACCGGAGAACGGGGAAGTCCATGTATCAGGAACGCCAGTAACCTCGTACTCGACGCCATCGATGATAACAGAGTCCAGGTAACTGATCTTCGTCCCGAAAGGCATGAACACGATCATCCCGGTGGCCGCCTGATCGGTAGCCGTAATCGTCTCGCGAGAGGACGATTGCTGTATTGAGCAAGGGCCTACCGTCGTCTCAGTGGAGCCGTACGTGTCATTACCGAAATCATCCGTGCCGTCAACAAAGCGGTTCCTAACTGTGACCATTTTACCGTTGGACATAACCGGGTAACTCATCAGCGCCTCACCCCGATCGTACCTTGCTTGCGACGGTAGTCAGACAGTAGATCGATCATGCCGAAGTCGATAAGTGCGGCGTACATACCGGCCTGCGGGCCGGTTGCGCCGGTGCCTGATGTCCGGGTGCTACGTCGCATACTGTAACTGTAGGCCCCGATCGACTCACTCTGGAGAGTCGCCGACATCGTCGGGGTAGCTAGCTCGGAGATGATCGCTGAGCACAACATGCCCTTGATATCATCGGGCACATCTGTATATCCGTGCGTGTAAATGACATCGTACGAATAGCAAAACCATCCCATCGCATTTACCATATACGGTAGGTTGATGATTCCGGAATGCCTGGGCTCAGGGATCGTAACGGTATCGATCCCGTCGAACACGAACCAGGTAACCGGGATATCAGGTACACCAAGCATTCCGTACTTGGCCACTACCGAATCTACGGAATGGATCGGCCTCCCAGGGAGAACGAACTTGCCGTCATCGGCGGAAATGGTAATAGCATCCTGTGCTACGTACGTGAAGGTATTCCGCGCGTAGCGCCGGATGATGGCACTACCGTCCGCAAGCATGGAGTCTACTCGCAATGCTTCGACCTGGTTCAGGTTCCGGCCTAGCCTGGCCACAATATCGTCTGGCGTAGCCAGGCTAGGCAGTGAACCTGTAGTCGCGCTCGGCATGGCCGTTCGCTACTCCTTGTTCTGGCGTCCCTGGGTTTCTTCGCGCTCGTGCTGGCCGGATCGCTTAGCGCCCTGACGCGGCCGGGACGGTACGCGCTGGCGCTGTTCGGTCTGGACTTCCGCGAGACCTTCCACTGCAGCGGCCTCGATCTCAGCAGCAGCTTCCTGCTGGGCGATCATGGCCTCAGTTTCTTCCTCGTTCTCCAGCATGACTTCGGACGACTCGCCCTCGACGTTGAAGCTGCCGACGTATGGGTACGGCGGGGCCTGGATGACGGAGATGGCCGACGCACCAGGCGGCGTAGCGCCAACGGGCAGGATCGCGCCGAACGGCCAGCGGGCGGTGATCGCAGAACCGGGCTGCATGATCGTGACCGGGTTAACGGTCGCATACGCGAGGCGCATCGTCATGCGCATTGCAACGGAGTCCTGCTGCATGAGGTTCAGGATGACCTTGCCGGTGTCATCCGAGATGACGCCCTCGGTGAACATCTTGAACGAGATGTCGCGGCGCATACCGATGATCGCCTTGTCGAATTCACCCGCGAGCATGAGCGCGCCGGTCAGGCCGGTCTGCCAGGAACCGTTCCTGATCTCCGGCATCGGATAGCCATAAAGCGACCCGCCGCCTCCGGACTGCATGTCCGGCTGGTAGATCGGCACGCCCTGGGCCGACCGAAGCCCTACCAGGTTCCACTTCGTGCCGGGGGCCGCTGCAAAGCCGTCGACGTTGTAGCCGGTTTGCGCCATGAGAGAACCGAGCTTGGCCACGTCCTGGCCGAGGTCCACTCCGGTGCCCTGGACGATGTAATGCTGGGACTTGCCCGCGCCGGGGAAGACGGCCTCACCCCATGTGGTCGGCTTGTTGATACCCCAGAGGACGGCCAGGTCGATCAGCTGGCCGACGGCCTCCACGATGCGCGGCTGGATCTGGCCCCAGAGGGGCACGTCCGCGTCGTCCAGGTAGGCTTCGGGGATCGGCACGATGCATGCCAGTTCCTCGACGACCATGACGATGTTCTTCCACTGCTGCATCGACGTCTGCTTCATGCCGGTGTCGCCACCGACCCAGTACGCGACCGGAAGGACATCCAGCACCGGCTGGCGTTGGGTCTTGGAGGAAAGAGTGGTACGGTTCATGAGGCTCAGTGCCGCGCTGGCAGTCGGCGCTTCCTGGATGATGGAAGCGGCCAACGGCTCAGGAACAAGCGGGTCCGAGCCCGTCGTGGTACGCGAAACATGCGTATTATACGTGGGCATGTAAGACTGCTCTTTCCGCGCAGTCGCGGTACTGAAATGCTAGAGTGTAACGGCCTGCGCTCTTAGTCCAGATCTCTGTTTATGAGCTGCCGGAACATTTGCTCTGGGTTACTAGGACTCTGACCAGCGGGAGCCGCGCCGGGCCGCATTGCAGCAACCTGTCGCGGGATCGTCTGCGGCTTGCCCCTGCCGTTCGGCGGGAGTAGCGCTTCGACACGCTTGTCGACTTCTGCCTTGATAATTCCAGAGATTTGCTCTGCCCGTTCGCTGATCTCGTCGGCGGTCCCATCACCGAGTAGTTCAATCAGTTCAGTCGGCAGGTCATGCGCAGCGGCTGCGAGCATCCGGTTCGTCTGCGCGTGCGCGGCGTCTCGCTCACGTTCGGCAGCTATCCGGCCATCTTCAGCCTTCTGTAGATCGGACTTCTGGTCTTCCTCTATTTTCGCCAGCTTGGCAGCAGCGGTAGAGTTGCTTCGAGCCGCACGTTCGTGCGACCTGGACATTTTCTTCCAGTATGCAATTTCCTCTTCGGGGGTCCTGGCCTGGGTCTGCCCGTCCGTTTGGTCGGCCTGACCTGTGCCCTGATCTTCCTGAGAGTCGTCTGCACCCTGGTCGGTGCCCTCAGCAGCGCCAGTCGGGTCTTCAGATACAGTCTCGCTCATTCCTCTTCCTAGCTCGCGTAGATTATAGCTGATCCGCCCCGGCTAGGGGAAGTCCCCCTGCCAGACTATTTATACGAATTATTTACCTGCTTTCTTTGCGTCTGCTTCCGCTTGCTCGGTGCCCGGCGCATGACCGGGACGGCCTCCAGTCGCCCTCTGATGCAGATTCGAGCAAAGGCCCTTAACTACACCGGGGCTTACATACTTGCCTAGTTCCACTAGACAGCGGTCGAAGTCGCCAGGTACGCCCCACCTGATCTTAGCCGCACCTGCACCCTCGGCCCAATAGCGCATCAGCCGCTCAGTATTCTGGACATCCTTCGGGGTAGCTTCCTTGCCTGCTACCATTTTACATTCCCGTACACGATAAGATCTCCTATGATAAATATCAGGCTAAATACAGCCGCAGCAGCTATAAGAAAGAGGATTTGTTGCCACCATGTAAGCCTCACACTGCCTCCACTAGGAGAGTACCGCAGTTAGCGGTTCTACGCTTGTTGAAGGAGTCGATTGCATCGACCCTCCACCAGAATGCTCCGGTCACCTCGTTGTCTACTGCAGGGATGGTAAATTCCGAATACCATACCTGGTCATCGCCTTGTACCACGGCCGAGGTATACGTCATAGTAGTTGGATCATCATCAGGGGTACTCTTGCTATCTTTGTACCAGAACTCGGCCGTAATCCCTGTACCGTCAATGATGTCCGGGAACTTCGCCGTAACGACTACATCATTACCTTGCGGGAAGAACAACGCGACCATGTTCATTATGTCACCTCTGCACTAATTTTATTCGTATAAATAGTAGCCTGGCCGGTAGAGACAGATACCCCGGCCGTCACAGAATTGCTAACATAGACAAGAGCCGTCAGCTCATCGGGAAGTCCGCCGACAACAAATGCAGGCTTGAGCCAGCCATTTGCGTGACTCGCTGCCGTCGACTTCGCGGAGATACCGAAGACGACGGATATCCGGCCCAACCCCGCCGATACTGTGCGAGAGCGCCCGGATAGCGCGCCTAGGCCGGAGAGGCTACCTGTCGCGTGCGAGCCGGTAGAGGCAGCCCCGGAGATAAACACGCGACTTAGGATGATAGCTGAACCGTTGGCGTGAGAAGCCGTCGAGGCTACACCAGATAGTGCCTTCTTGAAGTACAAAGCGCCTGAAGCCGACGACAAGCTAGCAGCAAATCCGCTAACAGATAGCCTAACATGTATAGCACCAGATGCGAAAGATACCGTGTGGGCATTGCCTGCTATCGGACCGCCAAGTGTCCATCCCGCGCCAGAACTATTACTGGACGAGTAACCCGATATGGCGATGCTCTGGGCAATCGATCCAGAGGCTGAACTGTGAGCAATTGCCGATCCAGCAAGCGGGCCGCCCAGCGCCCATCCAGTCGCCGCGCTTTGGGACAGAGCCGACCCTGACACCACGTCGGTCAGCGATATTGAACCTGTCCCGCCGCTGACCGACGTGGCGCTACCAGATACGGCCGCGACCAGCTTAACGGAGCCCGTAGCGCCGCTGGCCGCGACCGCACTGCCGACGAGTACACCCTGCATCCCTAGCACGCCAGTCGCGAGCGACGTGTTGGGCGAGGTACCCGTCAGGACCGCGAGCGAGGACACGGCTCCACTCGCGGCGCTTACACTGGTAGCGGTACCATTTACATCATAGGTTATCGCTCCAGTATGTATGACCACCGCGCCGGTAGCGGAGCTGGCCGACACGGCGGAGCCGGCCAAGGGTGTCACCCTACTCAGACTGCCCGACGCGGTGGCAGCTCCTATACTACTCCCCGCGATAATCGCGGTAATATTGAGGGTACCGGAAGCTGAGGACGTGGTGGCAGACTGCCCGGCCAAAGGAGAGCGCAAGCCCAACGTCCCGCTTGTAGAGCTTGCATTGGCAGACGAGCCTGCCACCACGCCGGTCATAACTACAGTGCCAGCCCCAGTGGACACGGTAGTCGCGACCCCTGATACCGGGGATACCTTGCCTATTGCCCCGGAAGCATTGGATGTCGATGGAGAGGAACCAGATATAACTATATTGGTGACAACCGTGCCGGAAGACAGCGAAACTGATGGAGCCGAGCCTGCTAGAGGACTCAGCTTGCCTATCGAGCCGCTGGCCGGGCTAGCCGTGGAAGACGAACCCGATACCGCCGCCATCATCGTAATGGTACCGGATGCATTACTGGCGGACGACGCCGAGCCAGCCAGCGCGGCGTTAAGCGAGATCGCGCTGGAAGTAGACGAAGCAGTTAGCGCGAAGCCTGATGTTGTAACCTGCTGAACTACCGCGCCCGAGGCAGATGAACCAGACGATGATGAGCCTGATAGCGGACTCAGCGCGCCTATCGTACCACTGGCGGACGAGCTGCTACCAGACGAACCGCTGACGCCCGTGGTAACGCCGAGCGGGTTGAAAGTTATAACGCCAATGTCATAAGCTGCGGCCGCGCTAATCGTTGCCGAGAACGTCTGTGTTGCTGTGGTAGCTCCCGGCTGCTTATATGCGCATGTCATCACCGGGCCGGTTGAGTTGTACTCAATCAGGTTCCAGGAAAGCGAACCCGGCAGGTTAGTGCCTCCGCAGCATATGATCCCAAGACACGTCTCATTCTGCCGTGTTAGGACGCCGGTGGACGCGGACGGAGCTGTACCAGAAGCTGAACCGTTACCGGCTGGGGTCCTGTCAATAGACAGCGCTCCAGGGACGCCGACAACGGTAGCCCTTACATTGGTAGAGGTAGCAAATGTCACCGTTACGGTATCGCCAGCAATCAAGGCGTTAACGGGGCGGATACTATAGGCGAATGCAACTGCACGGTTAGTTGAAGAAGCTGCGAATACTGTATAGGAGTTACCTCGGGAATCAACGGCAGAATTCGTTACCGCCCCGGAACAGAACACAGCAATCGAATCACCGGCATTAAGTGAAGCAGTGAGAGTGACAACAAGACTAGCGGTAGCTGCGTTGTTATGCCCGAGGACGTACGGCGTCGTCGGGGGTGCCGATTGCTTCAGCAGCAGAAGTAGGCTCATGTTAGTTCATCTTGATCCCGACTGCCGGAACATTGCTCGCAATTGCCGCTCCAGTCGGGAACGTCGTAGGGAGCGCGCCCGCTGCGAGCCCGGAGAGTGACCAGCCGATGTTAGTCTGCGCGCCTCCTGCCGCCGACCAGTCAGGCACAGCCGAATTCGCTGGTCCCATGATTGACCGAAGCGTGGCGAGCGTTGACGCGCCGACCGAATCAACTTTGAATACAAGCCAGTACAAACCTGGCTCAGGCGGGAAGTTAACAGATCCAGCTCCAGATGTAGGGCTCTGCTTCACGCCGGTGGCAGCGGTTACCGCAAGTGTGCCTCCGGCTGTCCATTCAGTCACCAAGCATTGCGGGTAGCTTGTCCAGCCTACATCATCGTATACACCCCATCGAGCTGCCCATGCATTCGTCGCGGCTACAGTTACCTCGAACTGAGTCTGGATCCAGCGGTCCCGTCCTTCTGTCACCTCAAATCGCATAGCATAGGCTACACCGGCCGCCGGGATAAGGAGCGAGGACCAGGCAGAGAAATTCGGCAGATACCACTGCCCGGAGATACGCGGGATACGAGGTGAAGCCGCCTGTGGAGAGTCTACGTTCAGCTGGGCTGTATCACCGAGGGATGTATCCGGAGTCAGCCTCTTAACTGCAGCGATGACAGCATCAACGCAAAGAGCCGCGCCTAGCTCGTTTGGGTGAACGCCATCAGATGCGAACAGAGTCGTTACAGATGATCCAGCCGGAGGTACGCCCTTGTTCAAAGCAGTGTCGATATCAGCTATCTGTACCATGGGGCCGAACTCAGCCTGCACAGCCGCTATCTGCGCATTGAAATTAGCTACATCTGCGTCGGCACTAGCCTGGCTAGATGACCATGTCGGAAAACCCGCGTACCCGGCCGTCGTAAGCCTGGCAATGTTGCACAGAACAACAGGATTCGGGTTATCCGACTCTATCCACCAGCAGTCAAATCCTACCGCGCCGCTTGCATCTACGGATGCGACTGCCGGTATAATTGTTTTACCTGCATCGGCGGCTGTTCCCTTGACACGTACCAGTACCGGGCAGTGCGTACCGCCTGGAGCAATGTTAGAAACAGACACCGTACCGATAGAGCCAACAAATGACGCCGTACCAGTAAATGTGATCGTGCCGCCGAATGCGCCGCCTGCCCCAACGAAGCAAAGCCCAATCCACTCGCCGTTATAGTCAGCTCCTAGTGTAATAGTACCGTTTGCGTTCGTCGTCGCTGTTGCGTTGCGAATCGTCGTACCAGAGCTGAAATCCTGCGTGCCTCCCGCGCTAACCCAGCCAGAGCCCCAGACTATGGATCCGTCAGAATCTTCCTTGATAGATGAGGCTCGTGCTCGGGAAACGCAAGTTCGGAGAGCACTCTTAAATGCACTTTGGATTTGAGTCGTAACACCGCTGAAACCCGGATCATTGATTCCCCAGCAAAATATGTACGCACCGCCGTTCGCCGCGTACGGCGCGGTACGCTGAGACTTGGTTATCTCCTGAAGTACGCGCGCATGTCCGCCTTGGGCTCTGCCTTGCTGAATAAGCTGTGACCCGGTGACACAATGGTTCTTCCAGGAGAAGTATTCAACGTCGAGAGCTAGCCGCAGGATATTATCCATGCGCCCAGTCTGGTACAGCGTGCCGACGGTCGTATTCATATACGAGTGCCCGAACGCTTCCCAGAAGCCGGGAACCTGCCGGGTCGGCGGGCCGGTAAGACTTCCCATGATTTCTCCTATGCGGCCGTCGCTAGCGCTATCTCCAGGTATCCGCCCGCTACGTCCGCAATGAAACTCATAGCGAGAGTTGCAAGCTCTTTCTCTAGCACGAGCCGGTAGCCGAACG